CCTTGACAATATAAAATCATTCCTTGTTCACCTAATGCATCTTGAATAATATCTATGGTTTCATATTTACCTTGATTATAATGAGGTGGATGATTAACCATATCTTTATCATCTGCCATTAAGCACTCCCTTTAGTTTTTGTCCAAGCAGTTAAGTCACCACTTTTAATTTCTTCTCCTTGTAATAAAGAATCTAAATCACCTTCTTCTGCTAACTTATCCATTTCATAATTTATTCGTTTAGCAAACTCAGTATCTGTATTTAATAAATGATAACAAGTTACCATTGCATACATACTATCTTTAACAATAACATGATCTTCTTCTGTTAGATTAAGTAAAGGCATAATAATACCATTTAAATCTACCTTACCTGTCCATTTACCATCTTCTATAAGAGGCCTAATAACTATTGCTAAATCATCTTCTTGTATTTTCTTAGGTGCATCTACATCATTTTCATCATATAACTTCATGTTTAATCCCTTTATATTTTATTAAAGACGGTAAATCTACTACTTCTTTTACTTCTAATAACCAATCACTTGGTATCTGTTTATTAGCATATAAAAAATTATTCTTTTCACACCACTTACCATAAGTAGTATGTGATTTTTTACTTAACTTAGAATTACAATTAGTAAATATAAATCTAATATCTAATTCTGGATGTTGTTTTTGTACAAAGATGTGTTTTCTTCTATCACTAGCTGTAAACAAACCTTTAGTTTCTATAATAATTCCATTAGGTAATACAAAATCAGGTGTATATGTTCTATATGCTAAGTCTTGCCATTCAATTTTTATTGTTTCATAATCTACTTTTATATTTTCTTTTATTAATTGTTCTTTTACACCAACTTCTAAGCCACTTCTGTAACTTCTTCTTTTATATTTAGATTTAAATTTTGAGTTATACACGATTAAGTTCTGTATAAGACACCATTGGTGGGTTTTCAGCTTTAGATACTACTGAAGGTCTTTCTTGTAATCCAGGCCAACATGTATGTCTGAATGAACACCAAGAACATTCCATACAAAGCTTTCTATTACCTGAAGGTTTCTTTCTATAGGTTTCAGGTTCATCATCAAAGCATCTTCTAAATAGATTTTTATCTAATTCTTTAGCTAACTCTTTAGTTTTATGCAAAACTTTTTCTACGTCAATACCAGTTGCTTTAACATGTTTAAAGCTACCATTACCTTTATTAATAACCCACCAACCATTAGCATTTTTATTAGCTGCTTTAGCATATCCTGCTAATTGTGCTACATAACCAAAGTTATCTTTCTCAGCTAGTGCATCATAGTTTTTAAACTTATTATCATAACTCCACGGACTAGCAGATTTAATATCATCTAAGTCCTCATCAAAAGTAATATCAGGAGTACCCTCAATCTTGTAACCATCACCAAGATTGAGAGTAACCTTTTTACCATTTTCAAACTTAACCCCAGAGGCTTGTAACAAACCTTTAAATACAGCTTCAACAATATCTCCTATTAACATATTAATAACAAAGTTAGTGCTAGAAGGTATAGCTTTTTCAGGTTTATTCTTTTCAAACCATAGTTGACAATAAGGTTTACCCATATTAGACATTCTAAGAGCAAACTTTTTATTTCTTTTATCAACAAATTGTTTTGTAAGAGCAGTCCTAATATCTTCTGTAATAGTATCTATTATTTCTTTAGACAAAATGCTATCGTCATTAGATACTTTACTTAAGTAATTATGAACAGCAAGTTCTATGGGGTTTGATAACATGATTAAGCTGCATCTTCTATGTCAACAAATTCATTAACTATCTCATCTGAGTCAGTCTTTTTCTTTGCATCTATAGCTTCTTGATTAGATCCTATAACCCAATTATTATAGTTATCAATCCAACCAGTAAAGTCTTTAAATATAACTTGATCGTTATCAACTAACTCAATCACTTCAGGTAACAAACTAACATTAGGCACATAGTATTTAGCACCTGTTGGTATTTGTTTTTCTTCAGTGTTTAGTTGTAAATAATGTTGAGGCAATATACGATTTTGTTTTGCCATTTGTCCAATAGGAGTACCCATTGTTTTAAAAGCATCACGATTATCTACCTCATAAATAAATGGAACACTTTCTTGTGGATCAACATCTAACCCACCTTCATCAATAGCATTATCAAATGTTGCTAATCCAAATAAAACTCTAACTCTTTTAACACTTTTAATTAAAGTCTTTTGGCTTTCTGGTAAAGAGTTATAGTCTTCAATCCAACCTGAAGGCTTACCACAATTAACTCCACCTACATTATCAATCAAATCAGATTTAAGATCATTAGCCATAATAGTTTTTATAAACATACCTTTGTTATCTGATTCCTTAAGGTATCTTTTATACATAAACTTTTGTTGGAACAATCTAATCTTAGGATTCTCTTGATATATCTTACTACCATCTGGAAGTTCTAAACTAAAAGTACCAGGATCTACAACCTTGATAGTTTTTTTCTTACCTTTAATTTCAGTTTCACCATCAACTCCAAAGTGATCTATCTTTAATCTAGCTAGATTACTTTTTTGTTTGCCTAGCACCATGTCATGTCCCATGCCCATAGCTTGTGCTAAATTGCTAAACTGATTTTTATCTGAACTTAATGTAATTTCTGTTGACATATAATCTCCTATATTTCTGTCATATTTAACCAATCATTACCTATTTTTACATCTAACTTCAAAGGTACATTAAACTCTATACCCCATCTAGTCCTCATATATTTAACTAGATTCCCTTCTATTTCTTTTACTATCTGTATTATATCATTCACTTCCGAAAAGGGGACATCTATAATAACACTATCATGCACTGAGTTCACTACTAAACTTAATTTTTTACTAAGTTTATTTGTAATCTCTACTAAAAACAAAGGCACAATATCAGCCGTGGCAAATGATTGTACTGGATAATTTTTAATTTGTGTAAAGTATGTTACTGATCCATCTTTTTTTCTTTCACATTTATCAAATATAAATTCCCTACCACTAGGTGTTGTAATACATTTCTTTGTCATAGCTTCTTTTGCTAATTGTTTATGCCACTTAGCTATACCTTTATACTTTTCTAAGAAATGAGTATAGTAAGCTGCTTCAGCTTTAGTTCTTCCATAACCTGTAGCACCATATAAAGGAGCAAAGGTGTGTGTCTTAGCTACTTGTCTAGTTGTAGGTTGTCCTGCATCTGTTATCACTTTAGCTGTATAACTATGTACATCAAAACCTTCAGTTACTTCTTTGATTGCAACAGGGTCTTGACTTAGATAAGCAGCCACTCTAAATTCTAATTGTGCAAAGTCAGCTTCAAGTATCTTACCCTCATCAAACCTAGATACAAATACTTTCTTAACTGGGAAGGTAGAACCTCTAGGCATGTTCTGCATATTAGGACTAGCACCACTAAACCTACCAGTAGATGTTATATGTTGATTTAGTTTTACATGTAGTAGTCCGTCAGGTTTAATAAAGTTTTCAATACCTTCTATGTAATTAGATAAGTAACTAGATACAGCAGATAATCTTTTTAGATTACTTAAGAATGTTTTAGCCTTTATCATATTTTTATTAAAGGCAATGTTTTCTAAGATTTCTAAATTACCTTTGTTAGTTTTAAATCCATTAGCACTAGCCCATTTAACATTAGATGGATTGAATTTAAGCCCAGCTATTTCTTTTGTATTAATATATAAGTAACCTCGTGCATCACATGAAGCACATTTAGTTTTATTTTTATATGGGCTACCATCTTTTTTTACTCTATGTACATGCCCTTTACCTCTACAAAATTTACATTGCATAGCTTTTGTTTTATACAGTTTATAAAAACCTCTTTCAATAAAGTTTTTAAATACATCATTAGACATATAAGGATCATTGCTAATAGCAGCAGCCCATTCTTTTTTATCTTTAGGTTTACGACTAAATAAAATCCAGGATAATTGTTCAGGACTGTTTAAATTAATAGGTGTATCACCCATAAGATATTTAGTGTATTCACTTAAATCTTTTTCTAAACTAATCTTCTCTTCTTCAAATTCTTTTCTTACTTCTTTTAATCTATCAACATCAATTTTAAAACCTGCTTGATACATCTTAGTCAAAGATACAGCTACTTCATTTGTTAATTGCACAGTAGGTAAAAGTGTGTTATTTTGTAGTCTTTTATATTGCTTTTCAAAGATTTCTTTTGTAGCAATAACATCATGGATTAAGTAAGTTTTTAATTCATCTCTAGGTATATCTCTAGTTGAATAACCTTTTTTAAAATACTCTTTTAATGTATCTTGTTTTAGTGTTTGACACTTATAGTGAACAGCTAAAGAGCCTAGTCCTAAAGATGAAGTAACACCTTTGTTAAAGATGTATTCACATAACATGGTATCAAACACAGGCTTGTTATATTTAAAACCTGATTCCCACAGCCAAATAAGATCATAGGCTATGTTATGTCCTACCAAAAGATCTGTCTTATCTAAATAATCTTGTACTCCGAACTGGTTAGAGATAAGATCATCATCTTTAGTAACGTCACTATGGTCGAAAATATAAGTGGATGTATTTTGAGTATCGAGTGAATGAACACCAACCATAACCAAAGTATTTCCCCTCTCGAATGGATCAAGGTGCATCTTATTATTTCTCGTAGCCACAGTATTTTCAACATCTAGTATTGTAATCCTCA